TTAACAGATGATTTCAAAGCACGTACTACACTTGTATTTGAAACTGCGGTGAAAGCCAAAGTCAAGGAAAACTTGAAGTCTATCGAAGAGAAGATGGAAGACAACTTGGCTAAACAGACTGCCGATACACTTGCTGATATTACAGAGAAACTAGATGGTTACTTAGACTATATGGTTACCGAGTATATTGAGGAAAATGTACACGCAATTGAACACAAGCAGAAAAACGAAATCCTAGAGGGTTTTGTTAGTGGTATGCAGAAGTTGTTTGCAGAGCATTACATTGAAGTCCCTAACGAGAAGTACAATGTAATTGACGAGCAGGCTAAGGAGATAGACGACCTTAAGGGAACGCTTGATGCAGAGATGAATAAAAACATTGAAGCAAAGGGCCAACTAGCGGACGCATCTGCTGAAAAGATTTTCAGAGAAGTAACTGACACATTAACCGAAACACAGAAAGAAAAGATGAAAACTCTTGCAGATGGTGTTGAGTATGATGATGCTAAGACTTATGCTGAAAAACTTAATACTTTGAAGGAGACTTACTTTCCCTCAGAGGCAGAGAAAGAAGAAGTAATTGCAACGGAGGGCTCTAGCGATTCCTCTGACGGAGTGATGACTGATGCAATGAAGAAGGTTATGGCTTCACTTTCACAATCAAGGGAACCGAGCATTTTAGGTGCTTAACCATCATTTATATTTAATAATAGGAGAAACAGAAAATGTTTTTATCAGAAGAAATTAAAGATAAGTGGCAGCCAGTTATGGAGCACGAGGATTTACCAAAAATCCAAGATGCAACCAAACGTGCAATTACACTTCGTCTTTTAGAAAACCAAGAAAAGGCTTTGCAAGAAGCCAACGTTACTGGTGCTAACGTAGATAACTGGGACCCGATTCTTATCAGTCTCGTTAGACGTACTATGCCTCAGTTAATGGCTTATGATACTATTGGTGTTCAGCCTATGTCTGGACCAACCGGTCTTATCTTTGCTATGAAATCGCATTATACTGGCGAAGCCAGCACGGGTGCTGAAGCGTTAACTACGGCTGCAGGTCAGCCTGATGTTGACTTTTCGGGTGATGACGCAAATACCCAAAATCAATACACTACTGCTGAAGGTGAGGCTCTAGGTGGCTTTGTCGCTGGTGGCGGTGCATTCAAAGAGATGTCTTTCTCAATCGAGAAATCCAGCGTTACTGCTGAAACTCGTGCGTTGAAAGCCAAATATTCTTTGGAACTTGCTCAAGACCTTAAAGCGATTCACGGCTTGGATGCAGAATCAGAATTGTCAAATATTCTATCTGCTGAAATCCTTGCTGAAATCAATCGTGAAGTTATTGAGTTGATTGACTCACAAGCAACTCCGGGCGCAACTGCAGGAACAACTCTAAGCGGTACTTTTGCAGTCGATGACTCAAAAGACAACCGTGGCGCACGTTGGGGTGGTGAAAGATACAAATCACTTTTGATTCAAATCAATCGTGAAGCGAATCTTATCGCTAAAGCAACCGGCCGAGGCCGTGGTAACTGGATACTATGTAGTCCAGACGTAGCGTCTGCACTTGATATGGTAGCCGGGCTTGCTGTTCCTAATATGGAAGTTGGAGCAAATCAGCCTGATATCTCAAACAATGTGTTTGCAGGTACTCTGGGTGGAAAATATAAAGTTTATATTGACCAGTTTGCCGCTACTGACAGCGTTATTGTTGGTTATAAAGGTGCGAATATGTATGATGCAGGTCTTTTCTACTGCCCATACGTTCCACTTCAGTTGATGAAATCAATTGGTGAGGAAGACTTCCAGCCGCGTCTTGGATTCAAGACTCGTTATGGGCTTACTCATAACCCATTTGCTTCTGGTACAGCCGCAGAGAATCCTTACTTCCGTAAGTTTCTTGTAACTGGTCTGTAATAGCAGTTGATGAAAAAATAGATTTCCTATCTTAGGAAACCGATTCAAAGCCTCTGCCTTCGGGTAGGGGCTTTTTATTTTTAGTACACAGGTTGTATAAATACTAGTATGGCACACGAAACTAGAATTGCTCCAACAAAAATCAATCTAGCGAAAAGCACAAACTATCGCTTGAATATACACGTATTACCCAATACCCAATTTTGGTTGACTACGTGTAACCTACCGACCTTGAGTACAAACGAGGTTATGATACCTGACCCGGCTCTTGGGAACAGATATCTACCAACGAATACCCAGCAAATTGCCCCGATGACAGTCACGTTCCTTGTGGATGAGGACTATTCCAATTATATGGAAATCATTGAATTGATGCACAAGGCGGCTGGTCCAGATATGTCTAAGAGATATAAAGAAGGCGAGGCTATGGTCTCGACCGGGAGTCTGCATATCCTCTCAAACAACAAAAATGTCTCGGATGTAGTATTCACCTTCCACAATCTATTTCCTACTATTCTAGGAGAACTTCAGATGACCAACGAATCCACAGAGCCGTTGCTCACTGATTTGACATTACAATATGATTATATGACGTATCAGAGCGGGAAACCACTCTAAAACCGTACTTTTTTCTTAGAAATAAGTACAAAATCGCTTGACATTTGATGTGAAATAGTATATAATGAACTCTATGAAAATAGAAGAATTAGAAAACTCCGTTGAAAAAGACCTATACATAGACGAAACCGTTCTCGCACGGGAATCCCTTTCGACTCCTCTCAAGCATAATAAGTATCTGAAGATGCTATTGAGGGAGAGGCTGAAGTTGAAGAAACTGCGAAACGAACTCTATAAGGTATCCTTGGGTAGAACGAACTATTATAATGGTTCGGACCCAGACCCATTCGAGTACGTCCTTAAGGAACGGGAAGTCAAGGAATATGTACGTGTCGACCCGACGGTGGTAGAAGCGGAAGCCAAAGTCACCCTACAAGAAGAGATGGTCAAATACCTTGAGGAAATATGTAAGATGTTTGAGAAGCGTGGATTCGCTATCAAAAATGCTATTGACTTTATGAAGTTTACTCAAGGAGAATTCTAGGGTTGTGACAGATATTGTTGTACATCAAAAGGATGATGTATATCTGAACATTGAATGCGAGGCTGGCCTTGCACACGATTTGTCGGATTTTTTCACCTTTCGAGTTCCCGGCTATAAGTTTATGCCAGCATATCGCTCACGAGCGTGGGATGGCAAGATACGCTTATTTAATGCCTTCGGTGGTGAACTGTATGTTGGGTTATTGCCGTATGTTGTCGAATTCGCTGAACGTAGAGATTTAACGATACACGTTCCACCTTTGGTCGCTCAAACGACTATTGAGGAAACTGTCGAATTTTTTAGTGGTCTTGACCCTCACGTAGCAGGTGAGAAGATTATACCATACGATTTTCAGGTGTCCTCTGTACATCACGGAATCAACCACAAGCGGGCATTAATGATATCGCCCACTTCTTCTGGTAAGTCTCTGATGATATACGCACTGGTCAATTGGTATCTGTATCATATTGGTGAACTGCGAAAAATACTGATTGTGGTACCGACCACGTCACTAGTAGAGCAATTGTACAAGGATTTTGAGGACTATACAACTGGTTCGGAGTGTGAATATACCGCCGATATGGCGCATAGAATATACTCCGGGAAAGAAAAAGTGACTGACAAACGTGTAGTAATAACCACGTGGCAGTCCATATACAAATTAAAGAAAGATTGGTTCAAACAATTTGGTGCTGTAATCGGAGACGAAGCACATAATTTTAAGGCCAAATCGCTTACTTCCATTCTGACAAAAATGACAGAGTGTGAATATAAGTTCGGATTTACTGGTACCCTAGATGGTACCCAAACACACAAGTTAGTGCTTGAAGGTCTATTTGGACCAATACACAAAGTTACGACAAGCAAAGAACTGATGGATTCTGAAACGATTGCTAAGTTACATATCGAAGCGGTCACCTTGGGATATACAGATGAAGAAAAGAAAGAAGTGAAGCAGATGATTTATGCGGATGAAGTAAACTTCCTTATAAATCATCCGAAACGGAATAAGTTTATTTGTGATTTGGCATTGTCCAGAGAAACGAATACGCTTGTACTTTACCAATACGTAGAAAAACACGGTAAGAAATTGTTCGAGGCTATAAAGACCAAGGACCCTAAACGGCCAGTATTTTTTGTGTCTGGTGAAATTAAAACAGAAATACGGGAGGAGATACGTGCAATTACAGAAAAGTCTACAAACGCTATTATCGTGGCTAGTTACGGCACTTTTTCTACTGGTATTAATATCAGGAACCTTCATAATATTATCTTTGGTCATCCTGCTAAGTCTAGGATTAGGAATCTTCAGTCTATCGGCCGTGTCCTTAGAAAAGATGAAGGAAAGATTAGAGCAACGCTATTTGACATAAGTGATGATTTGAGTTGGAAGAAACACAAGAATTTTTCGCTACGCCATTTCTTTGAACGAGTCAAAATATACAATAGCGAGAAATTCGATTATAAATTAAGGAGCATAAAATTATGAGTGAAGCAAACGGAAAAGATTTTAAATCATATAAGGGAGTTGTCCATCTCAAACATACTGGTACAGAATTGATTACAGATGTCATATCGCTATCGGAGGAGGGCAATTTCGTGACGGTGAAGAATCCCTGCTATCTTCAGTCTATGGCCACGGAGGAGGGCAAGAGCCATATGGCCCTGGTCCCGTTTCTGATGACCACAAAGGAGGATTCCGTTCATTTACCCCTAGGAGACATACTTTTCATCTCGGAATGTCGCCAGGACGTTGCGGAACAGCATACTCAAATGTTCTCATCCGTTATCCTGCCGAAAACTGGTAGTAAGAGCAAAATAATTATGTAAAAAGATGGTTTTTGGGGTTGACAGCGTATATATAAAATGCTATAATGTCTATTAACATTTGTACATATGGCCACCGTGAGCCAATCACGGATTCCACCTGAAACGAGAAACTCAGGAAGTAGCCTTTGGTGAAGTGAGCAGACTATAATATTCGACACACTGAATTGAGGTCTGTGTATTGATGTCCCGTACAAGGACTAGATATGCGAAAGTAATCCGGTCAGGACACACCACATATTGGTACAGTCCACTAGAGAAGAGCGAATTGACGCTCTGTGGCCACCAGGAATAAGTCTTTTTGACTTCGGTAACCTGGCTCTATAGTATAGTTGTATCTCCTCTCCTCGACCTACTTGAACTTGACTATTTCTAGTGTATCTAAATACTTAATATACCTAAATGATGGAAACTGCGAAAGGACGAAGTCCTTGAGCAATTCTGTGACGAGCGAAGCGAGGAACAGAATGAATAAAGTATGTTTGGTCCCTACTGATAAAGACGATGTAGTTTTTAATATCTTGCTATGTTTCGGTGGATTGCGTCTAAACTCCGCCAATGCTTTTAAACTACACTATCCTACCTATGTAGGTGACTCTCGGCCCTACGGGCCTCGAGAGGCTTCGCCTAATCCCGTAAAATAAATACAAAAAAGACTTGACTTTTGTGGTCTTTCCGCGTATAATTGTACGTAATATTAACTCGAATATGGAAATATATAATGGCCAGAACAAAATCACCACCCAGAGAAATACACGAACCCGTTGATAAAGACAATACGAACCACTATATCAACAACAAAGAGTTCCTGAAGGCTTTGATTGCCTATCAAGAAGATATTATAGACTGCGAAAAGGCAGGAAAACCCAAACCCTACGTCACTGAATATATTGCTATGTGTTTCCTACAGATAGCACAGAGACTATCCTACAGACCCAATTTCATTAACTATACATATAAAGATGATATGATATCGGATGGTCTGGAGAATTGTCTAGCATATATGCACAATTTCAATCCTGAAAAGAGTACGAATCCTTTTGCTTATTTTACACAAATAATCTACTACGCATTCCTAAGGCGAATTCAGAAAGAAAAGAAACAACAGTACGTCAAGTATAAGTATTTCGACCAAAGAGCGGGCTTCGAGCAAATGGATGAATTACAGGAACACGATAAAGAATCTTTTGA